GACATGCTGCGTTCCGGTTCTGCGAAACGGGTTTACCGTAACCGGCGAGAGCGCCTGCGCCAGCCCGGAAAACTTCGACGCCGAGATTGGCCGCAAGATCGCCCGCGACAATGCCGTTGCGAAGGTCTGGCCGCTGATGGGCTACGAGCTTCGTAGCAAGCTGGCGGAGGCGTGAACATGAGCAAGCGTTGCTACTACCGGGAAGGAAAAGGCACCACCGCAGACGGTATCGAATGCGAGGCCGGCGTATTCAATGAGGCTGATGAGGACGCGCTAAAGCTGGAAGGCTGGAAGCGTAGCCCGCATGATCTTGAGGACAAGGAAGAGTCTGTAGACGAAGAGCTACAGATTCTGCGTGAGGCTGCTAAAGAGCGCGGCATCAAAGGTTGGCATCGCATGGGCGTTGCTAAGCTCCGCGAAGAATTGGGGCTAGATTATGAGTGATATTCCGCAAACCTCAGTCGTAAGCGTTAGCACGGGGGAGGGTTCGCCAGAGCTTAAAACGCTTGGCTCTCTTTCTTCCATGTTTGCCAACAGCGCCTGTCGTGTCGCTGTTATCGGCACTTCTCTTGTGCAGCAGAACGAAGCTGCAACCACAGCAAAGGTCAGCCACTGGATTAGGGGTTGGTTGTCGTGGGCTCGCTATTTCGCAAAGGGTCGATTCTATTGTGAGATTTGGAACGATCCGACCATATACAAAGGCTGGGAGCCGTCGGGCACAGAAGGTGCAACCCGAGGCTTCACCGGTCTTAACGCTGGCGTATCTGGCCAGACTATTGCGCAGATTACGGCACGCAAGTGCTTTGTATCTGACGGCATTACGCCGGATTTTGTGATTCTTGACGCCGGCACGAACGACATGTCAACTCTCAGCAAAGAGTCGATCAATCAAAGCCGAATCGCCCTTGCTGACTACTACCTCAAGTCCGGCATTCGCGTGATATTCCTGCCGATTCTGAGTCGAGGTATCTCGTCGTGGGCGGCTGGTAGTCCTGAGCGAGCCAAGGCCGCATGGATCAATCAGCAGACCCGCGCCTATTGCAATCAGACTGATGGCGCCTACCTGTTCGACTGGAACATTCCCTGGGTTGATTCGGCTAACGCGAATGGTGAGCCACGCGCCGGGTTTTCGAACGACGGAATTCACTTCGCCCCCGCTGGCGGGATTGCAGTAGGCGAGTCATTGGCTGCATTTATGGCCAAGATCATGCCTGACCCCATGCCTCGGGTGTGGTCGCAGGATGACAAATTCGACGCCACCAATAATCCTAACGGCAACCTGCTGGCTAACCCGTTCTGCACCGGTACAACCGGCGCGCTTGGAACTGGCGCAACTGGTACGGTGGCAACCGGGATGCGGGTTGAGGTATCGACCGGTAACGCAACCGTGGCCTGCTCGAAAGAGACGCGCACCGACAACCGTGGCGACTATCAGGTTCTGACTTTTACCCCGAACACTACTGAGTCGCTGGCGTACTTCCGCACATCCTCGGCAGATACCGCGCACAGCTACCCGGCAGGGACATGGGTTCAGGCATCTATCGAGGCCGACATTGGATCGTTCAACGGATGGCAGGGGATCACCCTGTATCTCAAGGATAACGGCACAAACGGCCTTATCGCCTATGACATGGAGCCATTCGACGATGGGGCTGGAAATATTAAGCTTCCGCTTCGAAATATCGGCTCAGGAATGCTTGTCACTCCACCGATTCAGATCGTAAGCGGTAGCCCAACCCTCCGTTGGCGTGTAGAGATTCGCGTAGCCTCTACAGGCAGCGGAGCGAGTGGCACGGGCGTGGTTAAGCTCGGCGCGGTAGAATTGCGCCAGGTGGAAAGCCCGATAACCGTCACCAACTACAAAGGAATCCAGCCATGCTAACCAAGGCTGACCTTGTAAAGCAGGCTCTGCAAAAGCTGGCAGTGACCGGCTTTGACGCAGAGATTAACCCAGAGGAAATCAAGGCCGGGGTCATCACGCTTGAGGAGATGATGGCGGCATGGGATGCGCAGGGGATCAAGTGCGGATATAAGTTCGCCGCACTCCCTGAGACTGCCGATGCCGAAGCTGATGCGGGGGTTCCAGATATTGCCCGTCAGGCTATCGCGTATAACCTCGCTATCCTTCGTGCCGATGCGTATGGCAAGCAGGTCAGCCAATCTGTACTGATGATGGCTGACGCAGGCATGACCGCACTATTGGCGGCTATTGCGTACATCCCAACTATGCAGTACCCCGGACGCATGCCGCGCGGCTCTGGCAACACCCTGCGTTATACCCGTTGGACTCGCTACTACCGACCACAAGACACGCTCGACGCAGACAATGCCGGGCCGATTGATACTAACGGACAAGGAGCCTTGCAGCCGTGACTACTATTCGCCAACTTCCCGAAACAGACGTACTCACTGGCGGCGATCTGCTGGTAGTCGCACTGGCCAGCAACAACCGCACCCGCAATATTGCTGCGTCTGATGCAGCCACCTACTTCAATCAGATCATTACCGGTGCTTCGATCAGCTTTAACCAGACTACGAAGGTCATCACCCTTACGCTTGGTAATGGTCAGATCATCACCGGCTCAGTAACAAGCTGACACAAAGCCCTCAGGCAAATTGTGTCTAATAGGTTCACTCTATGGGGAAGCACAACCCCATAGGTGGACGCTATGACATTCAACAGAATCCCCACAGAGTTTCAGATTCAGGGGAGTGTTGCCAATGGCAACTATGACTCCCCGCTGATGGATACCGCTTTTGAACGGATGTATCTCGGCTCTATACGTTTTTTTGATGCGTCCGGCGATCAAGTAACTCCAGCCGCTGGAACCGTCGCATTTCTTGGCTCACCTGATGGTGTCAACTATCAAAACGTGCAGAACGGCTCGTTTAACGCGATTGATGCGTACACAGTAACCAGAGCTATGCCTGCATCGTCCGGGCCTGCTAGGCGTGCGCGAATAACGCTTGCGGGGGTAACTGGAGCGGTTTCATTTATCGCAAGCGTAAACAGGTATTAGCCATGACATACCCGGCGATCAATGAGTTTCCTGATGGCGCCTTCTCTGGAACAAGAGCGCTAACCGTTCAGTTCTACACAGAGGCCAACGTAAAACTTGGCGTGCAGTTTGAGGCGTCCACTTATAACCCTGCTTTGGCGGGTGGGGCCACATCCGGCTATGTGGTGCTAGTCGGGCCTAAGCCTGTTGCACTGAAAGGGCGGACGATTAGCGTATCTGGCTTGGGCTTGAAGCTGGAAATGTTCAAAAACCCAACTTATACGGGTGGGACTGGGATTCAGATATTTAACCTCAATCAGAAAAATCCGGTAGAGACCACGGTTGAGATTCTGGCCGCGCCGACGGTTACTGTTGAGGGCGTTAAGACGGCCAGTGATAAGTACATATTCGGCTCTGATCTACAGGGAGGCGTTAGTGTTTCAAGCTCAACCCTATTCACAGAGGCGCCAGGGCTTGAAACGATCCTAGCGCCTAACTCTGTGTACTACTTCAAGTCCACAAGCCTGGACACTGACCCGCAGCGGGTTTTCTCCTACAACACTTGGTACGAAGGCGAGCTAGACCTTCCGCTGCCATAGGTGACGCCATGAAAAAAGCAGACATGAAATGCGGAAAGGTCTACAAGTCAGACCGGCCCGGCAAGAAGGTCATGCAGAAGGTCTGTAAAGACGGCAAAGAGACAAAGATTCACGCCGGGGACTCTGCATATCCCAATAACTACTCGGACGAGGCTCGGAAGAACTTCAAGGCACGGCATAAGTGCTCGGAAGCTAAGCCGGGAACACCCAAGAAGTTAGCCTGTGACGCCCTGTGGAAGAAAGGCGGAAAGACCAAGCGCACCGGCTCAAAGGGTGGCGGTAAGTAGGCGCAAAGGGCTATCCTATGTCAAACCATATAGGGTAGCCCCATGCCACAGGTCAGCATTGTTAGCGGCATCTACTCAAATGCCATCGGCGATTACCGCCAGTCATACCCCGTCAATTACTACCCTGTTGTATTAGAGACAGGGATAGCCAACGCATACCTTCGCCAAACACCGGGCGTGTCTACATTTGCCGCCGGTATTGGCATGGATCGTGGGAACATCGAGTTTAAGGGCTTGATGTATCGCGTAAGTGGCCCGGCATTGCTCAAGATTTACCAGAATGGCGTAGTTGAGCAGGTTGGTAATATCCCCGGCATGGATCGGGTGACGATGGTCAAGGGTATTAACCAAATCTGCATTGTGGCCGACGGCAAGGGGTTCTATTACTCCGAGGCTGGCGGTCTACAGCAGATCACAGACCCTGACTTCGGGTTCGCTATCGACGTTATCCAGATTGACGGGTACTTTCTGTTTATCGATCAAGAGAACATCTTTAACAGCGATCTGGCAGACCCGTTCGTCATTAACCCGCTGTCGTTCGGTTCGGCAGAGGTTGAGGGAGACGCAAACGTAGGCATTGAGAAAATTCGCAATGAGGCCTATGTGTGCGGAACTGAAACCATCGAGATATTCCAGAACGTAGGTGGGGCGGGCTTCCCGTTCCAGCGTGTTGGCGGGGCAATGATTCCCAAGGGGATTGTTGGCCGCTACGCAAAGACCAATGCGGAGAATACGTTGTTCTTTGTCGGGGCTGGTCGGGGTGAGGCCCCCAGCATCTATCTGGCTGGCGGTGGTCAGGCCCAGAAGATTGCGACTGACGAGATTGAAAAGGTAATCCAGTCCTACACACAGGAAGAGCTGGAATCGATCTACTGCGAGTCCTACACGGCTAATGGTCAATTCTTTGTGTTGGTTCATTGCGTAGACCAGACCCTTATCTATGACCTCTACGGCAGCCGTAACGCCGGTGCTCCCTTGTGGCATGTGCGCAAGAGTGGTGAGGACGGCCCGTATCGTCAAAGGGGCTTCTTGAGAATCTGGAATCAGTGGATTGTGGGTGACCTGATCGATGGGCGACTAGGCGTAGTACAAGACGACCTTCCGTCTGAGTACGGGGAAACCGTCTACCGTGAGTTTTCCACGCCTCTAGGTTTTGTAGATGGCAATGCCTTTATTATCCACAAGGCTGTTCTGTATGGCCTCCCGGGGCGGACTGCAATCAACACCAACCCCCGTGTCGCGATGAGTATCAGTCGCAACGGTATCACCTACAGCAAAGAGCGCTGGGCAGAAAGCGGGGCTAGGGGTCAGTACAACTGGATGCCTATTTGGCGGATGGTTGGCCGGGCAAACTCGGCTATGACCCTTAAGTTCCGTGTTGCTAATCAGTCTTTCTACACCCCCAACCGGCTGGAAGTGGCTATCGAGGTGCTGAATGCCCCTTGACAAGATTCCGAACATTCAGCGATCAGACCTTCAAGAGCTTGACGGGATCAATGAGCGCACCTTGAGGTTCTTTGAAGCTATCGCCCCCGTGGTTTCTGATCTGACTGCTCAGGTTGGAACGGTAGACCCTAATGGAGTTATCCGCGCCAACTCCTGCCGGATGTACGTTAACTACTCAACCGGGAAGCTGTGGATAAACACTAACACCGAAGAACGCTCTCTAACCGGCTGGGTTATCGCGTGATCATTGAAATCTGCATGAATCCAAACGTCATTAGAGCGTTGTATGACGACCCGTTTGTTCAAGACAGGTATGCAGATTCAGCGTATTACGGATGGGTTGATGCTGAAAACGTGTTCTATCTGGCTGCGAAAGAAGATGACCAGTGCCTAGC